AAGTCCTAGAAAGGAAAAGAAGAAGCCTAAAAAACCGCCAAAAAAACTATGGAATGATGGCGACGAAGGTAATGATTCCTTCGGTGGATGATAGCCGAGCTCGGCTACCACAAATCAACAACAAACATGGAATAGGAAAATGAAACCAAGAAGTAAATCAAAAGATCAAGTTCGTAAAAAACGCCAACGAAATTTGGTGGCAAAGAACAATAAACTAAAGGGAGGATACCATACACCAAAAAAGTATCGGCAACTTCCCGATAGTGATTGGCTGCTTGAACAGGACATTTTGATGGAGGGTGGTCGATGGAACACTTTCTAAAGGAAAATGACCGAGTCGAACTGGAACATTTAATCACAAAGAAACGAAAGATAATACAAGTAAGATGGTATGATAGTCGAACCGGCATACTCTCTTATCCAGATTATGAGTATCACAAACTGGAAGAAAATGCCGAATATGGATGGACACCCGAATGGAAAGTAATACAAAAATTGAAAAGAGTAAAAAGAAAATGAAAAAGGTTAAAAAAGAATACACTATAAATAAATCAGGGAAATGTCTTGACAATAGCACAAAAATAGATTATAATTATGTATTGTGAGAAGAATTGAATATGAAATTAAAGACAATAAGAAACGTATTCGTTTACGCAAGCAGCGGAATCTTATCGCAAAGAATAACAAATATCGAGGAGGGTTTCATACACCATCAAAATTTGAACTGGGACGTAAGTATAGATTAGAATCTGATCCTATGTCTCAAAAAGAAATTAATGACTGGTGGGAACATAATTTATGAGTATACAATCAGCTGAAATATCGGATGACTTTGTAGGAATATTCGATGGTTTTTTTGGTGATGAGGTTATTAATCGTTATCTATATTGGTATAAAGGACTTGAAGAAGCCGGAGTAACCGGACCTAGGAACAGCCCGAATGATGAAAAGGACGATAATGCTTATGATTCATTCTTTGGATCATATTTTACAGGTTCATTTCAAATTGAACCTTGCGCCAAACAGTTTTTAGATATCTTTTGGGAACAAGTATATCCACATTACGTTAGAAAATTTGGTATCATATCTAAACTAGAACATCACAATATAACAGAAATTAAAATACAACATACTAAACCAGGTGGGGGTTATCATGTTTGGCACCCGGAGAACACAGGTAACAATTTACACAAGAATAGATTTTTAGTATTTGTCTTGTATTTGAATGATGTTGAGGAAGCTGGAGAGACTGAATTTTTATATCTGAAAAAACGATGCATCCCAAAGAGAGATCGTTTAGTAGTTTTTCCTGCTGGGTTTACACATACCCATAGAGGCAACCCACCGTTATCTGGTGATAAGTATATTCTCACAGGTTGGGTTGAATTCCAAGAATTCCAATCGGTATGAAACCCATACTACTAGAGAATTTTTTGCCTGAATCTTTTGCACACCAAGTAAGGGAATGGACAATGGATGGTGCGGTACCATGGTTCTACCATGATGATTTGACGTATGGTAAGTATATTAAAGATGCGACCGATTTATTTCCCCCTCTTTTAGATGACATACATTTTAGATTTTCACCGGGGTTCAGTCATGGATTATTCGATAATGGTGAAACACTATCAGACCTTTGGTCTAATATACACCCTATCATATGGTTCTTATCAGAAAAACTAGACAATAAGGCTCTTTCTACTTTTAGTGCCAAGGTGAATATGCAGTTACAAATGACTACAGTGAATTATATCAATAAAAATTATATTAGTTGTAATTATCCCCATCAGGATCAACCTGAACACCAAGATACTTGGATATTTCTTTACTATGTAAACGATTCTGATGGGGATACTGTTATGTTTGATGGTGAACCACCTAATGTAAAGGTACAACAAAGAATTACACCGAAGGCTAACACCGGTGTATTCTTCCATAACAAATACTGGCACGCTAGTTCTAATCCGATTAATACAGATAGGCGTGTAAACATTAACTTTAATCTAGTGGAATTATAAAATGTTTGATATACCTTGTAAACGATATAGTCTTGAAAATTGGGAACATACCAAAGGTTGGATAAATGATGTATTAAAAGATCATCCTTTACCTGATACACCTAATGATATAGGTGCACCGAGAGAAGATTTCTGGGAGACTAATCAAGGTCATCCAGAGTATATGGATGATATTACATCTGTTGTAGCCACCTCTGTAAGTAAGTTTGCAAAATATGTCAAGATTGATATAAGAAATTTCTTTATATACGATATGTGGCATCAGGTGACCGATCAGTTTCATTGTCATATGGTGCACAATCATGGGGCTACTGGATTTTCTGCGTGTATGTATTTGAATTTTGTACAGGGTGAACACCTACCTACAAGATTTTACGCACCGTTCCCGGATGCTGCCACAGGGTACTCGTTAGATTATATGGACTTAAATACAAACGAAGGTGATATAGTATTTTTCCCTAGTGGAATATTGCATGAATCACCAATTAACTTGTCGGAGACACCTAGAGAGATCATAGCGATGAATTTTAGAATAGACTTCTAATGGACGTTATTATTATTATACTGTTATTAGGTCTAGCCGCAGGGTATGTTCTACTGCACCCGCTTAAGTCTGGGAAACTGATAATTTATTTGGCAGCTGCATTCCTTTTAGGTGTGTTAATACTGTGTGCATTGTATGGACTACTGGAGATATTATGAAAATTTTACAACTATTCCCTATAAGTATTTACGCCGGTAATGTTACCTTTAGTGATGAATTATTGATGCATTTGAAGGGTCTGGACCGAAGGAAAATCATATACAATGGATCATATAACGGTAACGTATCCAATGATACACAAGTATTAAACCATGATATATGCACTCCATTAAAGAAACAGGTAATGGCCCAGGTAAATGAATTTCTATTTGACTACTATAAGTTACAATTTGATGGTAAGTTTTTCATGCACAGATCATGGGTACTAGAACATCAACCGGGTCATTGGGCCCAATCACATTCGCATCCTAATTCTATAGTGTCAGCTTGTATGTATTTGGATGTTCCTACTGGTTCAGGTGAGATACGATATCATAAACCAGATAGCTATCATAACTGGATTAACACAGATACACTACGTTTTATGACCCATGAATGGCATGAATACAATTGCGAGGAATGGCACATAGCTCCAACCACCGGTCAAATGTTTATATGGCCATCCCAAGTACAACACTCAGTATCGGAAAACAAAACACAAGAAACAAGATGGTCACTGGCGATGGATTTTTTCCTAGAAGGATTACTAGATTCAGGTGACCCCATTACAAGAGGTCCACGTATTCAGATAGCATGAGTTATCCCCGAATGATCCCCGATGTATAAATATAGGTGTATCGCCTCGGAGAGAAACCAAAATGACAAAATGGATCATCATAACAAATGACCTACCGACTTGACTATCTACAAATAACAAATCTCTACGAGTATGAAGCGGCATTAAAAGAAATTGAAAGCCTGATGATGGCTGACCCTGATACACCCGAAGGTGAAAAGTTGGATGTCATGGTCACACTTATCGAAGCTTATGAGGCCAAGCATTTTCCAATAGAACAGCGTTTAAATCAGAGAGTCAGAGATAAGAACCGATTGTTGACCACTCACGAACACAATAAGCGTATACATTCCAAGTAGTATTACTATTAAGAATAACCATTTAAGAAATTTACCAAACTTAAACCAGTTAAGTTTATTATCCATAGTAGTTTTACCTCCTGTGTGAGAGAGTTTGCGAACAAAGTGTATAAATGTGGGGGAAAGTGTATAAGCGTGTTAGTACCTGAACATCCAGCGTACCGTTTAGTGGTCTTTATCATTTATTTATAAAAGTCAAGAGATTTTTTTGCAAGGATCAGGGTGAAAGCACTTGACATGATTTCCCAGGTGTGGTAGAATGTAGTTGTAGTGACCGTTTCAGAAATCAAAAGAATGCTTGAAAACACTTTAAGAACCATTGATAACCTTAATTGTACAAAGGTTGAAAACTTAATCTAGGTTATCACTGACGGGTTCCTACGGGCGCTGGCAGGTCTTTGCAGGGTTCATACTAGTAATGCTAATGAATCCAAGAACGACCCATGGCGACCCTGGAAGGAAGTTCTTCATATACCCCCTAAAATGAAAGGATATTCCCATATCTTCTGAAATAAACAATATCCTTCTACAGATCACCCTAAAATAACAAGAAATTCTCTTGCATTATTGGCCTGGATGTGTCACCATTATGTTATGGATAGATTGTGCAAGATCACGACGATCCCCTTATCATTAACCCTATATACATAAAGGAAACTTATGCCTATAACTGAAGAATTGCTGGTTGATTTTCTCATGGAACACCAGATTGAAGATGCCGCTGATCTCGAAGAATTTTCTGAGATGATCCATTTACTACTCGCCGAGCCCAATGTCCCTCTGATCACCATCAATTGACATTAGTATATTCTTATATACTGCGAGTTCGACAAACCTCTGTAAGTGTTTGATTTATATAGAGTTATTACATAGGGAATTGTCCATGGACGAGGATTGTTATAAAAAAATATGTAATGAATTCAATGACTTACAACGGCATTTGACATACTGCCACAGCTGTGGTATAATGTCGTTATGAAATCAAGTTACACCTATCTATATAAGAGGAATCTAATGAACGCATTATCCCATTCTGGTAAGTCCATGCTATCTGGCATGAACGTCAAACCATCTACTGTCACTCAGGCTGAAATTGATGCCTTTGTTTCTGCGGGTGGTGAGGTCAAGGTGGTCAAGTCACGCAAAGTCAAACGTCACAACACCCGATCCAAATCGTATACCTTTTGGGGAAAAGCATAATGAATCCACGTACCGGCCTTAAAGGTCAATCATACGGTAACACTGGTACACCTATAACGATGGACATGGGTGGTTTTCGTATCCAGTATCGCAATATCGCTGGCTCTAATAGGGTCACTTTCTTTAAGGTCGCTGACCATAACGAAGCTCGTCAAGAGTTTAATGCAATACTTGGGGGCGATGTTGATGAAACTCCCCTACGCATTGAACGCTTCGACATTTTCGGTAACCATACGCATACGTGGACGTGTGACAATAATTGGGATTCTTGCTTACGCCTTCAGTGGACTGATCGTGATGAGTACGAAAACCGAGTAGGTAATACCCGTGAGGAGTATGAACGTCAGGAACGTCGGCGCTATAGACGTTATTCAAAAAGGAGTGGTGATCAATGATTAAACACAGTTTCCCTTTACTTATCTTTGTTGTAATATGGGGAGTGCTCATTGCAATTGCAGATATGAATTGGCCGCAACACATGGGCGGACCAAATCACTTAATGATTGCATTAGGTCTCCAGTAACCCCAAAACAACACTGCTAAAACTGCATGATGATTTGAGGGCTCCAGTAAAGACCTCTTAATTATTTTCAAAGTGAAATCCAAATTGAATATTAGAAACAAAAAACGAGAAAAAAATCCGCGGATGGAATTTTCGTCTTATATACTTGGGCTACAGGCATATGCAAATGCGTGTGTAGACCGAGATCGAATTGAACGCAGCAAAAAGCCTACTCCGAACTTGAGTAGGCTTCTTGGTACGTTTAAGTCAGCGAGTTCGGACACAATCTATAGAGTGATCAAGAGCAACAAGATCACCTGTACTTGTCCCGGTTACTCGTTTAGACGTAATTGTAAACACGTTAAGGAATTTATATGAATGATATAAAAGATAGACTGGCAAAGTTATTGGCTACGGAGAATATCACCGTACGTCATTCTGCTTCTGCGTCTACTGCATCCTTTGATGTGAAAGATAGGGTACTCACACTACCTGTATGGAAAAGTTTATCACAACAGGGCGAAGGCACTCTTTCTGAATCTGATGCTACTGATGTTTATGACTTACTTGTTGGACATGAAGTTGGTCATGCACTCTATACTCCATATAAGGGTTGGGAACAGGCTATCAAGCTTGATGGTCTGAATAAAAATATTCTCAATATCGTGGAAGACCCTAGAATCGAGAAACTTGTCAAGAGAAAATATCCCGGGTTACGCAAGGCGTTTCTATCTGGGTATAATTCTCTTATGAAGTTGGGTTTCTTCGGTAATCTTTCATCATGGGATGATATGACGGTACTGGATCGTCTGAATATTCATTTTAAAGGTAGTGCAGCAATGCAGGTACCTTTTGATGATGCAGAGATGTGGATGGTCGATGGTATTGCAGCCTGTGAAACATGGGATGATGTCATTGAGCTCACCAAGAAGATTCAGATGGCTTATGCGGATCTGATTCAGAAGTCACAACAGCGAATGGACTCTATTACCTCTGGTTTTGGTGACTCCGATGAATTCGGAGAATCTGATATGCCCGGCGAATGGGCTGATGATGAGATAGAAGTGGATACTTCGGAAACTCTCGATGGAGATTCGATAGATACTGCGATGTTTGATAGTGCTGCAGATGATGTGGAAGATTCTGAAGCCTCAACAGTAGAAGAATGGGAAGCTCGTAAACAGGAACTTGCATCTAAAGAAGATCGTGATGCTCCTTTTTATATTGGTATACCCAAACCCGTACTGAAGAATGTTGTACTCCCGCATAAGACGGTTCGCAAACAGCTTACGGCGATTCTTGAAAAGAATTTTATCGAAGTTGAGAAGGATATGCTTGAATCTGATCCTGGGTATCGGGAAGATTTTAATAATTGCACCAAGACGATTGCACAGGCTGAGTACACCAAGTTCCGTAACTCGTCTAATAAGATTATCAATTACATGGTCAAGGAATTTGAACGTAAGAAGGCTGCTGATGAGTACAAACGTACCTCAGTAGACAAAACTGGTATTTTGAATGTAACCAAGTTGCATGAATACAAATACTCCGATGATTTGTTCCTGAAACGTGCAATTGTACACGATGGCAAGAACCATGGGCTTGTGTTTCTTCTGGACTGGAGTGCCTCGATGCATTACCATATGAATAACACGATTAAACAATTGTTGTCGCTCGTATGGTTCTGTAACAAGGTAAACATACCGTTTGAAGTGTATGCTTTCTCATCGGCTTGGTCTGATCCTGATTTACAGGGTGTAGCATCGACGGAACGAATGGCTCGTAAACTTGCCGCACCCAATTGGAATACAAAACATGGTGAGGTAGTCTTTTCAGAGTACAATGGTTTCAAATTACTCAATATGTTATCGTCCAGGCAATCTGCATCTGAATTGAATCAATCTATATTCAATATGTTCTATATCGGCTACCGGTACGGGATGAGATACGGTCGTAACTTGAAACTGGGTCAGTTTGAATTGGGTTCAACCCCATTGGTAGAGGCGATGACTGCCATGCAGGAAGTTATACCTAACTTCCGCAACTATCATAAACTGGATAAAGTTAATTTTATCTGTTTAACAGACGGCGAAGCCAACTCAAGTTTTGATTCTGTACTTAATGAGTATGAAGTTGAACTTGATTCTGCAAAACACAAAGGTTATGACCGTATTCCGGGACGGGCACAGGTATTGTTTGACGATCCGCGAACACGGAAGACGTATGACGTTAACCAGTCTAAGGATTCTATATTAAGATATCATTATACTGGTACGAATCAGGTAATCTTTTTGCTGAATGTTTTAAAAGATCGTTACGATATCAATACCATCGGAATATTTCTGTGTTCAGAACGTGGAGTACCACGAAGATTGTTAGAACAGTATCTTGGATGGTTCAGTTTGAATCGTGATAAACATAAGGCTGCTCGTAAGGAGTGTAAGGATTCTGGTTTTGTAACAATACGGAATGCAGGGTATGATGAGTATTATCTAGTGCCGACTGGTTCAGTACAGATTGACGATTCTGGGATTCCGTTGGAAGATGGTGAAGGTGCGAACCTGACAAAGGGTAAATTGAAAACGATCTTTTCTAAGTCCCAGAAACGCAAGTTTGGTAATCGGGTTCTAGTCAATCGAATGATGGATTTGATTGCATGAGAGTTATTCCATGCATATGTCGCAGAGAGATAAGTCAATGTCGCTATATCGCTTGGGATATATGCATGGATGTGGTATAATAGTAGTATAAATTTAATCTAAATATTAGGGAGTCCTTATATAATGAAAGTAGTAAAAATGAACGAGAAGCGCAAAGAATTTGTTACTTGTGCTCTCGATGTTCTTGGTCCTGATCTTAAAGTTATCAATCGTGAAAGTATCCATAAGGTTTTAGATGCTTATGATGGTTTGAAGTTTCCGTCATGGTTGGTATCCAAGGAATTGCGAACTAATGAACGTGGTGCATATCATGTTCCGTCATTGGATGGTAAGTTTGAGAAGGATGTCGATTCTAATGTGAATCAGTTGTCCGTCAAAAAGACAGAAGCTATAACGGCAGTGGCCATGGCACCCAAGGCAATTGAAGTGCTCGAAGAGCAAGATTCATATGTACCTGAGAATTTTGAGGGGTATGTTCCGTGGGGTAACTTCAACATGATTCGGGACGTCATTAAGTCCCGTATCTTTTACCCGATCTTTATTACTGGTATGTCTGGTAATGGTAAGACACTCATGGCTAAGGAAGTCTGTGCCAAACTGAAACGTGAATTTGTCCGTGCAAACATCACCATCGAAACCGATGAAGATGATTTGTTAGGTGGCTTCCGTTTGCTGAATGGTGAGACAGTCTGGCATGATGGTCCTGTTGTGATGGCGATGAAACGTGGTGCGATTCTTCTCCTTGATGAGATCGACCTTGCATCAAACAAGATTATGGCATTACAGCCGATTCTTGAAGGGTCGTCGATCTACCTGAAGAAGATTGGTAAGTGGGTACACCCCGCCCCAGGGTTTAACGTGATCGCTACTGCGAACACCAAAGGTCAGGGCTCAGACGATGGACGTTTCATCGGTACGAATGTTATGAACGAGTCTTTCCTTGAAAGGTTCCCTGTTACAATCGAACAAACGTACCCGACTAACAAGATCGAGGAGAAAATTCTCGTAAACGAGTTGGGCAAACAGGACAAGGTTGATGAGCCGTTTGTTAAGAACCTTGTCAAGTGGGCGGACGTTATCCGCAAAACATTTATGGACGGTGGCGTTGATGAGATCATCTCCACTCGCCGTCTGGTACATATCATTGGTGCCTTTTGCATCTTTGATAACAAGATGAAGGCAATCGAAATGTGTGTATCTCGTTTCGATACGGAGACCAAGGACTCGTTCCTTGATCTGTACACCAAAGTAGATGCCGGTGTATCTGTAGAGGATTTGATGTCAAAATCCGATGACAATTCTGACGATGATGACGACGAGGAGGATATGTCCTTTTAATAAAAATGGGTAAGGGTGCGGCTCTTGGGTGACTGGGAGCCTCCACCTGATGCTTGGAGATGCTCTTATAGAAAGCTCTGCTAACCTGGGGTTCCTGGAACAATTGTTTCAGTAGCCGTAGCACATCTATCCTGCCCTTACCCATTCCTTTCTGATACTTGACAAAGCTGCTTAATTATGTTACCATTACTATAAAGGAGAAGTATATGACTGTAATTATTCCAACGATAGAGAAATATGAGGTGTGTGATTACACTCCGAAGGTTCCAGATCAAAATTTTCATGTAATAAATAAAGAGGTTCTCAATTCTGCTTTAAAGAAACGTAAGTTTACTGTAATAGAAACTTTCACGGACATTCACGAAGCTCGTAAATTCATAGAAGGTACTGGATATATTGTTCGGTACGTATTTAAGGAATTGCCTGATGATAATAACAATTGAAGGTTATAGAAGCCATAATTTAAAATTGTTTCGATCATTGGGATGTGCTGCAGAGTTTTATGGTGATAAATTACTTGGTAAAAGAATGTCAAGAAACATTCTGCTTGAGATTAAATTGACCAAAGACTTGAAACAAAAAGAACAGGCATATGGATTTTGTCATATTACTGATGATGACCTTAATCGACCTAGAGAGTTTTTGATAGAATTGGATACTTCTATGAAGAATTCTTTTAGGCAGATTCTTATTTGGTTAGCACACGAAATGGTGCATATTAAACAGTTTGTTAGAAAAGAACTGTGGGATTATGAAACTGGTCAAGTTCAGTGGAAGTCGAGAACTTATAGTCGAGCACCTTATGACGATCAGCCATGGGAACGTGAAGCTTATCGGTTAGAAAAGTCGTTGTATAATGAATTTAAGGAGTGGTATTATGGTTAAAGAAATGGATAAGTATAGATGTTATTATGAAGCAGAATTTCCAGTAGACGAGTTTGGGAGACTTGGTGGATTATATTCATTGGTAGATATACCCATTGCAAAATATGAGAAGTTGTATCGCAAGGGTAATGTAGTGGCCAGAAATGAACCTGGAACAAAGTATCTAGTCCGTGATGTAGAAAGTAAGTTTGAGATTTGGGTAGCTGTTCAAGATGTACATATGGGCGACCAAAAAAATGGTGGCAATAGTAATGAACACAATAAGAGGAAAGCATGCTTTGAGTAATAGACAACAATATGTAGACAGAGTTCGTGATTTACAAACAGATGTAAAGACTCGTTTAGTTAAAGGTAAGTTTGTAAAAGAAGTTGAGAAGTTTTGTTTAGAGGAAGCTTTGAAAAGTCTTGCATTAGCTGAAAAATATTTGAATGATTTTTTACAAGTAGATAAATATCATGGAAAGTAAGACATTAAAAGAATCATGGGGAATAAAATGAAAGTTGATATAGAGAAGTTGTATTTGTATGCTGTCGGTGTTGTATTGATGTTAGGACTTGTAATGCCTTTTGATGTCAATGCAGGAAATGTACATTGGAATATTCAAATGCATTTCCCCATCACAGGTCATAGTCACGGCCATAATCATGCACATGGAACTATAGGGTCATCACCAAATACACGACGACACTATCATTCAGATCATTACCATAATAATGATAGACGATATGGATATCATTATCATAATGGACATAGGTATCCTGTAGTACATGAGTTCCGCAATTATCGTGGAGAACTATGCCGAGAGTTTCAGATGGAAGTAAACATTGGTAGACGTTATGAGTTGGCGTGGGGAGTGGCTTGCAGGGATTATGCAGGTCATTGGAGATTAACAGAATAGAAGAAGGTTGAAAAATGAAACGAGAATGATGACCTGGCAGATTTGTGACCTGTCAGTTGGTGTAAATCGCAATATTAAGGAAAAGTCCTACACATACAGTAGGCAATATGATAGTAAAAAAAATCTAACAATTATAGGAACATGAACAAGGCTCTGCTTGCACCCGATATCCTCTGTTCCTCTCGTTAGTAAGAAACCCCTGCTTTTCAGCAGGGGTTTTTTTATGAATACAAAATTAGTTTATCTATATAAATATATGTATGAATACAGGATTTTTAGGTAGAGATGGTTTCGTTTGGTTTGTTGGTGTAGTTGAAGATAGACATGATCCAGAAAAACTTGGTCGAGTAAAGGTTCGTGCCTTAGGTTACCATACCGAAGATAAAGCAAAAATAAAAACTGATGATTTACCCTGGGCTGAGGTTATGCAACCTGTGGGTAGTAATGCTATGGCTGGAATAGGAGACTCTCCAATTGGTATAGTTGAAGGGTCTTGGATCGTAGGTTTCTTTAGAGATCCAGATGCAATGCAAGAGCCTGTTATAATGGGCACGTTGCCTGGTAAGAATACTAGAGTAGCTACACAAATGAATGCTCACGGTTCTGCTAGAGGAACAGGTAATCAGTTTGGGTTTTATGATCCGACAACTGTAAGTGGTGATCTTCCATATGAGCCTGATACAACTACCCATGTCGGGTCAGGCTCAGGCGGAACAGTATCTGCTGGGGTCAAAACAACCAAACCTTCAGAAGAAGATTTAAAAATATTAAGTTACAGAGAAATGATGTGGCCTTCAACCGACCTAAAAACACAGACTGCAACAATTAGTTCCCATTCACAAGGATTGTATGATACATTTGGAACTACTAGACGATTAACTATACCTAGACAAAGAGATTCTGGTGAGAATTATGGTGAAGGTTCAAGAACAACAGAATGGAAATGGCATCACAAGCAGGATTCTGGCCATGGCGGCGCAACAGTCGCCGAGGATAAACCTGGTAAGATTATTAGTACAGGATATCTAGAAGATGACGATACACGGGATACAACTTATGGTCCATTTTGGCCATTAACCAAAGAAAAGGCGGATGCTGATAGGATGCCTTATCCCAGATTAGAAACAATTTTAAATTCTGAATTAACAACAGTACAAAGAACATATATAAGAGGTCTATTTGAAGATGGCGTTTATGGTTCTAAAAAAGATGGTGAATTTTTTGATGATCTCGCTAGTTCGGAAAAGATTATATTACCTAGAAATGATACTAATAGATTAGCCCAAGGTGGTGCAACGATTACTAATATTAATGCTGCAGCAACTACTATAACCCTCAGTTACAAAGTTAAGCCAAATGTAGGTGAAGATGACAAAGTACAGTTTGCAGGTATTGTTGGTATGGAAGCTTTGAATGGCCAGACGTTCACTTTAACAAGTGCAAGTTTGGGTGCAACATCTGGTACAGTTGGAATTGCAGCACCGAGTCAAACTCCATTAGGAGAGTACATCCGGGGGGGTACTCCTCCCCTTCTTCCTCTTT